CACCTATTACAGAACCTGTTTCTCCACCAAATCCAAATCTATGTCTTGCATTCTTACTATCGGCTAGAATTCTTCTAGCCGTGTCTCCATTACTTTTCCTAGTTGACGCCATGCGTTAACTCCTTCTGATTAAGTTATTAACCAGCAGATGAAGAGTTAGAATCAAATTCCATTGAAGGCATTAAGTCATCATTCAATATAGCATTGTCATATTGAAGAGTTACTGTAATTGTGACTGGATCCGAAACTGCATAATCTGTCTGTGAGTAATCTGCATTCGTAATGAAACAACCCTCTAACTGCCATGTCTCAGTTGCATCACCAGAGTTACCATCTAAGATTTCAATCAATGTTGAGAACTTATAATTAGTACCTGCTGAAGGACCTCTTTGATTTCTATGGTCTAACTGTGATTGGACTTGACGACCAACTAGTTTAGTTAGATTATTTGCGATATCGTCACGCAATGTAATTGTAATTGGTTCCCATGTGTGCTTACCCATGACATACATACGTGAGTTGTATGAATCTAGTGGAATTGACTCATGTGATACCTTTGGACGGGATACATTCATAACCTGTCTTGTGAATTCTTGTGATGATGTTCCTATGCCACCAAAGCCTGCAACTACTACACGAAATCTATAGTTAAGTTTTGGTTGTAGAATACCAGTGCCGACAGCGGAACCAGAATCTGTAGGTACACCAAAATTGTTTAATGTTCTTGCCATTTTCTTTATCTCCTATAATAGTATTATGAACTATGGTTTTAACACTAGTATTTATCTATTTTACTAAAAATTAAGTCGTAAGTTAATAAGCACCCAAAAATCTCTTATTACACTCACATTTGCACCCTGCTTTGCAGTCGCAATCTGTCTTTTTATGTCCACATGAACACCATTCATCTCCACTATATTCAATATCTGGGTCTGGTGCAATAGGACTGGGTGATTCTTCTTCGTTCATTTTCGACCATGACTTCTCTGGTACTGCGTTAGTTCTTTCATTTGCCTCAGCCGCTAACTTTGTTGCATATTCTAGTACTGATAAGCCGCCAGAGTATTCAATAGTTCTGCCTGCTTTTTCTATTTGAAGTTCTATATCTTTAATTAGTGTTGCAAACTTCTCTTTCTCAGCACATGGTTTTAATATAGCAGTATACATCTCATTGTATCTTAAGAGTAGCAGTTCTAACGTTTTTTTATTTATATTCATTATTCAAATGCATTTGATGTTGTAGTTTTTGTCCAAGGACCTCTTTCCATATACTTAGAACTAACTGAAACTGTTTTACCAAATAATTCTTTTGGCGTAAGTATCATAATTTGATACTTTCTATTTACATCATCAGTTCCTGTTACTTCAATTTCCATTTCTTCGTGTTTCTTACCACCAAATGTAACACCATGACCAGTCATAAATTTATGTACTGCTTCATTAATTACTTTGCTTTCGCCTAGTAGTTCATCTTTAGTTGCTTTGAAGTTACTTTGTTTCCATTTTTGTTTGAGTTGTCCAAGTTTTGCACCAATTTCTGGTCCTGGATTCATACCTTTGGCAATTAAGTCAGTGCCTGTAATAGGAAAGGTTGGTACTTCTGCATCTATGTTTACATCTTTGCCTTGTAGAGTTGCCAGTGCTGAAATTAAATCTTTACTAACTCCATCGGCAATCATATCTTCTACTTTCTTTTGGTCAAGAGAATTATTTTTATTCTTAACCAGAAAGTCTAACAGAGCCGATTCGTTGTTACTTAATCTCCAACGTTTTGCTATGTCTACTGCGTTACCCATCTGTGCTAATGCTACAATAGAGTTGCCTTTATCTTTTACTTTGCTTAAATCGTTTGTTGATAATCCTATAACTTTACTAACACCTGTTTTAGTCATGTGGTCTAAGACACTAGCAACATTCTGTCCTGAAAGTACTTTACTCATTTCTTGCCAAATACGTTCTGCACTAACTTTTGCTAATCCTGATGTGTTTGAACTAATTGCTTTTAACGTATCGTCATTCCAACTTGGGGTCGATAGTCTGCCTTGAAATCTGAAGTATCTTAATATTCTTAAATAGTCTTCTTTGATACGTTCATCTGCATCGCCCACAAACTTACTGACTTTATCTTGTAAGTCGTCCATGCCATTGAAGTAGTCAAATACATTACCTTCCATATCCATGCTCATAGCATTGTATGTTAGGTCTCTGCGTTTAGCATCTTCTTCCCAACTCTTAACAAACTCAACTTCTGCATGTCTGCCGTCAGTTTCTTTATCTGCTCTTAGTGTTGTGATTTCAAATGGTTCACTATCTAAGATTGCTGTGAGTGTGCCATGTTCTAAACCTGTTGGCTTATGTTTAATACCTGCTTTATCAAGTATCGCAATCATTTCGTCTGGTGTGGCATCAGTTGCCAAGTCAATATCTTTTGGAGTTTTACCTAAAGCAATATCTCTAACAGCACCACCTACTATTCTTAGTTCGTAGTTGTTACTCTTAAAAACTTTATCTAATTTTTTTATAGACGAAGTTATAACTGACTTTACGTCTAGTAGTTCCTCGTGTAATATTACTTCATTAATTCTCATAACTGTATTTATCAGTTTACATCAGACAATAAAAAACCCCTCACTAAGGAGGGGTTTTAAACTAAACTCTCTAGTTTATATTATAATGTTTCACCAGTATTTCTGATACGAAGTGGGATGTAGATAAATTCAACTGCTTTCGCTGGTTGTATTGCTACGTCTACCCATAATTCATTTCTGTCAATACGTGTTGGTGTGTTGTTTGAGTCATCACAAACTACCAAGAAGTCATATAAACCTCTTGTAGTAACAAGATTGCCACAAAAACGTTCAACTGCATCTCTCATATTATCACGAGTAATCTTATCATTTTGCTCGAATAAGAATGAACGAGACATCTGGTCTAAGTTATGACGCATATAGTTAACTAAACGTGCAACATTTACTCTATCTAGAGCAGTTGCAGTTGCTTGTGTTGTCTTCTGACCAAATACTGCTATTCCTTGTGCTGGGAAGTCTGCGATTGGGTTCATACGTCCTGTGTATAATGTATCACGTTGACCTTCACTCAATTGTACTTTAACAAACTCATCTTCAGCGTTTACATAACCAACTTGTGTTGCGTTTGAAACTACACCACGTGTAAGACCCGCTGGAGCAAACCATGGATATGAAACCTGGTCTGAGAATGCGATAGTTCTTAGTGCGATTGCTGATGATGGGATAACAACATTATTACCTGATAAGTCACTTGAGTAACCATGTGGGTAATAAATTGCCGCGTAAGTTTCTGCTGGAACATATGTATCTGCCCATGCTTTCAATGATGTCGAATCTGACTTCAATGTCATTGGACAATCACCGATTACGAATGCAATCTCTTTTTTGTCTTTGTTCAATGTAATCATTTCGTCCATTAACTCAAAGTATCCTGGAGCCGCAATTAGATTGAAGTAAACTGATTCCGAACGAATTCCAGTATTTGTAGTTATAGACGACTGCATTGCTTTTGTTACCATTGCTCTTTGGGCAGAGCCACCGAACTTGCCTGAACCATCTGTATTTGAACCTGAAGCCCATTCCCACTTACTGCTTGTATATTTCTTAACATTATAAGTAGAGTAATCCATGTTAACCATCAATATGCCTTCTGGATGTAAGTCTGGATTCGCCTTTAAGGCGTGTGCTGTTCTTGCCGCTGCCGCGCCTGATGAATCATAAGGTGCATCATGTGAATAGTGACTGTATACTACGCCGGCTGTTGATGATTGGTCTGCATTGTCTAACTTGACCCATGCTGTACCTGACCAACGATATATTGTTGCGTATGGAACTGCGTCTCCATCAACCCAAAGGTCACCTGCTACTAGAGCCGATGTTCCGTCTTTGCGTTTTGTTGGAGCGCCTGTAACTAATTGAAGTTCGCTTGGTGCAAGACTATCTGTGTCTTCTGACCATGCATACTTCTGCCATTCCATGTTACCGCCGTTGTTAACATTTTTCATTACTTCCATATTAAGACTTGCACTGAACCAAAGTGTACCTTCTGCAAGTGTACCTGTAATTTGTGTCTTCTTCGCTTGGTAAGATAATGCTTCCCAAACTGATGCTGAAATGGTAGCCGCTGTTAAACCAAATACAGTATGATGTGCCGCTGAAGAAATATTCAACTCTTTACCATCTGTCTTAGTAAAACGAATTTTGTTTGTGCCAA